AATTACTGGATAGCCAAATAAATCAAAATTCATACTAAATTTCTAATTTGCTTTAACATTTTTACTAAATTTTTGTGGTACATTCTAGCTAAAGGCTTTTGCTCAAATAATCCAATTTTAACATCAATATCTAATTTAACTTTCTCAATTTTCTTTTGAGAAACGTCAGTGCTTTTTACACAAATTTTTAAACGCTCTTGCAATTCTTTATTCTCTGCCTTCAAATCTTTAATTATCAAATCTAAACTTGTCATCGTCTTTTCACGATGTTTTTTGAATTTTTTAAAATCTTTAGTTGCCATCCATTTTTTTAATTAATTGTTAAATTTTTGTCGCTCGTAAATAACTTTTTGCATAGCCATTAATTTTTTTTTGGTAAATTTTAAGTCAATCACGAAACAAACATTTTCTTTCAATTGACTAATTTTAATAAAATTGTTTTTTTTCAAAATTCTTATGCTTGCAAAATTATCGTCTTTGACAATTGCAGTTAATCTATTATGCCCATGCTTTTTGCAAAGTTTTAGATATTTTACGATTTCTTTTGAAACAATGCCCTGATTGCAATATTTTTTAAATTCCTCAAATATTTCAAACTCAATGTGTGTTAGACGCTCTTCTCCAAAATAATTAACTAAAATAAATCTCCCAATTTCTAAATTAGAATTTGGAGCTTTAAATCGCTTCTCAAAATAAATTTTGGCATTGCCTTCATATTTAGCTTTTTCTATTATCACTAATTTTTGGAATTTATTTAATTCTTTTGAGAAGTTGACATTTATAGCATTGATCAATATGCAATTCGCCTGCACGCAAAAATCCATCTTCGTCTCTAATTGCTACTGGAATATAGTGAATTGTAATCCAGATATGCTTACAAAAATATTGTTTTATTAAAGTTTTTATTTTCATTGTTTTTATTTAATTTTTATAAAAAATAACTCAAAAACCCCTTTTGAAATTTCTTTGTTATTGTTACCCCTAACTATCATGTAATCCCCTTCCACCGCTTCACACTTATTGCCAGTTGTTACGATTGCTTCAATATCGACTTTCGTTAGTTGAAAAGCATTAACAATTTCACCCGTGCATTTGTTAAAATAATTATTCATAATCTTGCCGAAATTTTAGTTTCTTTTCTTTCGTTTTCAATTCTTGTTGTCCATTTTATTTTATTCTCGCTAGCGATGTAAAACCCCATTACTTCTTTATTTTCACGCTTTGCCAACAATTCATGTCTCTTGACAAATCCAGCAACTTTATTGTTATCAATTCCATTATTTAAGTTTAAAAATGATTTTAAATCTTTTGTCTCTCTCCCAAATTGATTGCCAGCATCATCTTTGTATCTCATTTGCAATAAATTATCTAAAAAAGTCTTTTTGTGCATGTAAGCATATTGCTCTAAATTCATAACAACTATTGATTCTTTGCCAAATTCATCAACAACCATTTTATTTGAGACGCAAGAAATATAGGTAGGCTCTAAGCTTTCTGTCTCATGCAATAAAGCTTGTGTTAATTCTCCTAAAATTCCAGTTTTTCTGGCATCTCTTGTTGTGATTGCTTTAATCATAATTACAAAATTTTTGTTTTTAATTTCTAAATTTGCTCTAGTTTCTGGATCGTTAATCATGTAAACTAAAACCGCTTTCGGCACGCCGTCAATTTCTGCAACAAGAATTTCTTTATTTTCCATCCATTTATCAGTTACTTTCCAAGCATTTGATTGATGTGTAAAACTCTTTAGATTAGCTGTTAGCATAGAGCTATTGAGTTCTATTTCTGATTCTGCAACTATGTCATTCAAAAGATTAATTACCGCTGGATTTTGCTTTAATTCTTTTGACGATATTTTTGTGATTGAATATTTTGTTTTATTTTTCATTTTAAATGATTTTAAATTCTTTAATTTTGATTATTTTGTTTAATTTAAGTTAATAAAGTTAATTTCCTCTGTGCGATTTCCAGTCAAATTTGACTATCATGCCGCCGTTTTCTTTCATCCGATCAATGACTCTTTCTCCAACAAATTCTTGCAAAGCTTCAACATTAAGATTACTAATCAAAATCGTTGGCTTCATGTTTGAATATCGCTCATTTAAGATTTTAAACAAAATCATTTTCTCACTGTCTGATCCGAATTGAACCCCAATTTCATCTAGTATTAATAAATCTGTCTTGATAAAATTATTAATCACTTCACGCTCTGTTTTGTCTGAATGTTTAGACCAAGTCTCTTTAATATCATCAATCGCTTTAAAAACATTGATAAAAATTGCAGAATTTTTATTTTGAATAACTTGATTTGCTATTGAGCAAGCCAAGTGAGTTTTTCCAGTTCCAGTCGTTCCACACAAGATTATACTTTTTCCGAGTTTAAAATTTTCTAAAAAATTATTTGCATAGTCTAAGCAAAGTTTCTTTTTGAGTTCTTGATCTGATGTTGTTGCAAAAAAAGTTTCGAAAGAATGATATTTAAAACGAGGGGGTATTCCTGCTCGCAAGAGCAATGATTCAATTTTTGCCAATCTTTCCCGCTCTTTTTCTTTTTCTGCCCTTTCTTGCTCAAGCTTTACTGCTTCTTGTCTCTTTATTTCTACGCAATCTTTACAAAATCCGCTGGACCAGATATTACTAACACAAAATATTTTTACTTTGCTTTTGCTGTGTAATTCACAATCAAAATCAATTTCTTTGCTCTCAAAAATTATGTTAATAGACATTAAACCCCCCTGTTCCTGCATCATAGTCTTGATTTTTGAAATTATTGTGATTGTCTTTTTTAGCTTTATATTCATCGTTCCAGCTCTCACTATTGAGCCAGCTTGTAGGATGTTTCCAAAACTTAAAATCAGCGCCGCGATTTTTTATGTAATTCTCAAGTGCCGCCATAATTTTTTCAAAACTCTCTTTTTTCAAAGCGGTTTTAAAACTTACAAGTGCTTTTGATTTTGATTTTTTATAATCGTATTGATTCCAGAAAATTTCAAAATTTTCGCTCTCTTCTTTTTTATTATTCTTATTATCACTATCATTATCATTATCATTATCATTATCATTCTCTGCTAAGTTTGCTACCCTTTGCTTGCATTTGCTAGCATTTGCTACCTTTTGCTTACCACCCTTTGAGCCCGCTAATTTTCTAGCTTCGCAGACATTATTATATTTTATTCCATCTCTTTTGAATTGATTTAAAAACGGAATTATTGCCATTTGCATGCCAAAATCTAGTTCTTGAAGTTCGCCAGTTTTTTTAAAATAATAAAGAATTTTAATGAATTTTCCAGCTTGTTCGTCTGTCATTTTTTCTAAAATAACTAAACTGTCTTGATGTAGTATGAATGATTTCTGAGACATTTGATGACCTTAATATTTTTTATATTGTCGAAACAAGGCAGGGAAAGGTTTCGACGACTTTCCCCTTGAAACCAGTATAAATTATCTATAAACTACCATCAAACATTTAACTAAAAATGTTTTAAAACAATACACTTAATTGTATTATTTTGATACACTATGTTTAAACAGCATAGGGTCTTGGCGGCAATTAAATCAAGGGTTGAGGGCTAAGCGAAGGAGTTAAAAATAGGAGTTTTTGGCGTGGTCTGGAGGTATAAAGCTAAACTAAAGCTAAACTAAAGTTTAACTAAAGCTTAACTAAAGTTTAACTAAAGTTTAACTAAAGTTTAACTAAAGTTATAAACTTTTTTCGTACTTTGTAAATTTATTATGTTTTGGTTTGGTTGCCACTGTTTCCTTATCTGATTTTTTTTGACAATCGTAGCAATAGAGCGGATAAGGCTCGTCATTGTATTTATAAACTTGTTGACCGCAATTTGTGGTTAAGCAAGTATAACGCGGCTGTTTTGGTTGATTAAAGTCTCTTCCGCTCATTTTATCTCTCTTTTTTTATTTATATTTTCATTTTCTTTTTGAAATTTAAGTTCTAATAGCCACAATAACTCACGATAATCTTCGCCTAAGCTGTCAATAAGATTAATATAAGTTGTGTGCCATTCTTTAGCAACCGCTCTTTCTTTTTTATTTTTGCTTAAATGAAGTAATTTCATTAGAATTGGTGTATTATCAATTATACCTCTTCTCCTAAAATCTTCAACATTTGAAAATTGATTAGTGATTGTAAAGAACAAGCAAATTTCTTCTAGCGATTTTTGGTAGGGTAAAAAGTCAATTTTTTTAATCAAATCAAATTCTTGATTATATATTAATTTTGTCATATTATTTCTCCAAAACAAAATGATTATTTCTAGTTTCTTCAACTAGTTTAAGATTTTCCTTAAAATCCCCTTCCCATTGCTTTATTATATCTAATTGCGAGTCAGTTAAAGGCTCTGGTGTTAGTTTAATTATTTTTGTCATGTTATCTGTTAATTAATTTAGCTTGAATATCGCCATTATTTTTACAATGAGTTTCGATCAGTTTTAACCTGATTATTAAAACTGATTTTCTTGCGCTAGGGCGCAATGATTTTACTAATTCTTGCATATTTTTTTTTCTAATTTGATTAAAATTGCATTAATTTTTTTTAGTCTTTTTTCTGCCAAAGATTTCATATCAATTTCTTTGGATTTATTATTTTTTAATAAAATTGTTCTCATAATTTTTAGTTAATTAATAAATAAAATGCGCTTACAGTAAAAAAAGTAAGTACAATAATTTCTAAAATATCCCAGATTTTTATTTTCATAATTTTTAGTTAATTAATTCTAATACCTTCTTCCGCCTTAATACTATCTGCTTCAATACTATCTGCGTCCACGCTCCAAGCGTTCACGCTCCAAGCTTTAATAGTCCAAGCTTTAATTTCTTTTGCGATAATTTCTTTTGCGATAATTTCTTTTGCGTTAATATCCTCTGCGACAATATCTCTTGCTTTAAGATCTCCTGCGTTAATATCTCCTGTTTTAATATTCCATGCTTTAAGATCTTTTGCTTTAATACTATCTGCTTTAATATTACAATTAAGTTTAATATCACAATTTATTGTTAAATCATCATCAATAACGATATTATTGCTACCGTCAATCAACGCTTGTAATTCTTCTTGTGTGTTTATTATTTTCATATTATTTATTGTTATTAATTGCTAGTTCAAATAAAAGCCCGATCCAATCTACGCTCGGATCCAAACCGTCATTAATTTTTGATAGTTTGTTCAAAATTTCCTCTTTACTCATTTCCTTTTATAAATTTATCAATAAAATTTCTAATTAAACTTGATTTTGTAACTTTTTGAGAAATATTTTTGTTATGTTCTTCAATTTTTTCCTCAAATTTCTTTAAAGAGATTTGGTCAATTGCAAGCTGGATGTATTTTGTTTTTTTCATAATTTATAATAAATAATTTTAATTTTGAGTTATTAAATTAATCTTTTGAACTTCTTATATTGTATTCGACTACTTCCACAACCCAGCCCCGCATATTTTGAGAGAATATTTCTTTTAACTTCTCTTTAACATCTCTCTGATTGTAATCAAAATTAATTGCCTTTAAGTGCTTATTAAATTTATTTAAAAAATAAGTTTTCTGAGCGTTTTTCATATATTTTGTTTTTGATTATTATTACTCGTTTCCGATGAGATAAGAATAACACGCTAAATTTTATGAGTCAATAGCTAAATACAAATAATTTATAATATATCATAATAATACACTTAATTAAATATAAATAATTTATAATATATAGTTGACATTATAAATATGTTGGTGTAATATCTATTTATCGCTTAGGCGAATTAATAATAATCTTAAATAATAAAAATATGAAATTCTTAAAAAAATCTATAAAAATTGAAGGTAAATCTACACCAGTTTTTTATTCAAAAGATGGCAGAATTGATGAAGTCAAAGGTTTAACTATTTATGCAAAATGTATTTTAAATAAACTACCAGCTGAATTAAATCCTAAAAATGACAGTGATGGAATAATAGATTATTTTGAAACTGATAAAGTTTTTATTCCAGTTGGATCATCTTTGTTTAAGCAAGTTGAAGAAATTTATAATTCAATTAATTAATTATTGACATAATATAAATTACTTGTAATATATCATCATTAATAATCTGGACCATTAAAATTTATTTCTAAATGAACTTACAACAATTTAAACAAAAATTACGAGATTTAAAGATTAATCAGACTAGGCTCGCCGATGATTTAGATATATCTAATCAGCAAGTCAGTAATTGGAATAAAAAAGAGAAATATCCCAAATATTTAGAAATCTATTTTGAAAATTATGATAACAAAGAAGAGCTTAAAATTTTGAAGGAAAAAATTAAAAATTTAATGTAATGATTAAAAAACAAAAACATAACAAAAACATGACAGACATAACAAACAAAGAAACGGCAGAACAATTAAGAAGATATATTGAATCAATTGAAGCTAACGAAGCCGAAAAAAAAGAATTAACCGAAAGGATGGCGGAAATTTACGCAGAAGCTAAGGCGGTTGGATTTGATGTTGCAACTATTAAGCAAATCATTAAAATTCGTAAAATTGACAAAGAAAAGCTTTTGGAAGCAGAATATTTACTAGAGACTTATCTGGAGGCTTTGGGTGGAAAATAATGAATAGAGATAAAAGTAAAACTTTTAAAATTGAACATATTGATCCAAAAAGGAGTTTTATTATGGATAAAGAATATAAAAATAAGGAAATAAGGAAATGATTTTAAATTTACATGAAAACCCTAGAATTTTTACAAAAAACAATGACTAAAAAGAAACCAAAAAGCGAGCATAAAACAGTTGGAAGAAAAACAATAATGACTGAAAATGTTCTCAATAAATTACAAGAAGCCTTCCTGAAGGGCTACAGTAACCGCGCGGCTTGTATTTATGCAGATATTATAGAAGGAACATTTTATAAATATTGTTTAGAAAATCCTGAATTTGTTGAGAAAAAAGAAGCATGGCAAGAGAACCCTATCTCTAAAGCTCGTGATGTTATTTATGATTCAATAATTGCAGGCGATCCTCAGACTGCAAAATGGTACTTGGAGCGTAAAGCAAAAGAGGAATTTAGCACTAGATCAGAATTAACAGGAAAAGACGGCGCTGCTTTGGTACCCGATCCAATTTTAAGAGATGACATCAGAAAAACAGATTAAATTTAGCGAAATAATCGCACCACAATTTCATCAAGTACACGCTTTGATCAGGGATGAGGATTATTCCGAATTCTGGCTAAAAGGCGGCAGGGGTTCAACTAAATCAACTTTTGCAGCACTTCAATGCGTTGTTGGATTGATTAGTGATAGAAATGCAAATGCAATAGTAATTCGTAAAACGGCAAATACATTGCGAGGGAGTGTTATGGAAACACTATTAGCGGCTATTGACCAATTAGACAGATCAACAAAATTTGATCATATTAAATCACCTAGCGAAATCACCTACCTTCCAACAAATCAAAAGATTATCATGCGCGGGCTAGATGATCCCAAAAAGCTAAAATCGATCAAAATTCGCAAAGGTTACTTTAAAATACTTTGGTTTGAAGAAGTTGAGGAATTTACAAGTATGGAAGAAATAAGAAGTGTTAGACAATCAGTTTTAAGGGGTGGCGAAAAGTTTATTACAATTTTTACATTCAATCCCCCAAGAAATCCAAATCACTGGATTTATCAAGAAATGAATTATCTTAACCCTGATCGCTTTATTCACCATAGCCATTATAACCAAGTTCCCCGCCATTGGCTGGGTGAAGAATTTTTCAAAATAGCAGAAAGGTTAAAAATTAATAATTACGAAGCATACCAGCATGAATATGACGGTATTCCTATTGGCAATCCAGAGGAGATTATTTTTAGCGGACATTATGAGGTTAAGGAGTTTGAAGCTCCAAACACTAATTTAATGTATCAAAATCGCTTTTTCTTTGGTGCAGATTGGGGCTTTGCAAATGACCCTTCAACTTTAATCCGTTCGTATATTCTGGGAGAATGTCTTTATGTTGATTATGAAGCCTACGGGTTTCAAACAGAAATTGACAGGCTGGGAAAAGAATTATTCTCACAAGTTCCAGAATCCAAAAAATGGGAAATTTACGGCGATTGCTCAAGACCAGAAACAATATCAAATGTTGCACGGCAAGGCTATAATATCCAAGCTGCTAAAAAATGGGAAAATTCTGTAATTGAAGGAATTGAATATTTAAAAGGCTTTAAGAAAATCATAATCCACCCCCGCTGTGTTAATTTAATAAAAGAATTTCAAAATTACTCATATAAAGTAGATAGACACACCAGAGAAGTATTGCCCAAAGTCAATGATACTGCGGGCTGGGATCATGGAATTGATGCCATACGCTATGCTTTATCAAATTACATTAAAAAAGTTGTCTCAATTTACGATGTTATTGATTAGCAAAATGTAAGGTTTTCGGGTCAAAACCCCGTCAAAATGGCACACTTTT